CAGGTAATGGAGCAAGAGTAAATATTCGATCAGGATATGGTTTAGAGATTGACATGTATGATGGAGATAATCAGCGAGAATCTTCCAATCAGGAATTGACTCTTAAGTGTCCAAGGAAAACCAAAGACCCAACAATTACTGGAAAAGTAAATAGAGGTGATAGTTATTTGCAATTGGCTGTCAAGGAGTATGCAACAAACGGTAGAGTTATTTTAAGATGTGCTGGGGATTATTATCAAGAAAATTGGAATACAAGTCGAGAAGTTGTTGGCATACCAAACCAGATAGAAAGCAGAGGAGATAAATTTGCATTCATAAAAAATAATAAACTTGAAGATGTTGGCAACAACAACGCCCAAATAGCAAAAAATCATATTCTGTATAGTAAAAATAAAACTTTTATATTGAGCGGCAAAGACTATCCAAGACAGCTTACTGAGGCAGAATTGGCTGCACAAAGACAAGGTCAAATAATTGATACTAAAGCTTTGGAAAAAGGACCGAATGTATGTAGAGTTTTGGTATTTGATGGCAAAAGAGGAGTTGTTTTGAGTGATAGGTTGTTCGCCAGCGCAAGTCAAAAGGCACAAATTGTGCCAATTCAATTTTTGAAACCATTTGCGCCAGAAGATACTCATGATGAGGAAGACTCTGGTCCAACAAATGTGCAGGAACCTTTGGCAAATACGCCAAATACTCCAAATGCTTGATAGAATTAAGAGTAAATAAAATCAAAATTACTCTAAATAATTTATATGATTTTAAATGGCGCACCATATCCAATAGTGAAAACACCTCAGGGTTTATTATCCACTATTCGCAACTACGATGCAATTAAGGCGGATTTGTTGCAATTATTGCTAACCAATCCGGGCGAAAGGGTTATGTTGCCAGATTTTGGGGTTCCCTTAAGAACTATATTATTTGAACCAAGCACAGCAACAGTAGCCCAAAATGCGAGAAATATGATTATAGAAGCAATTAAAAATTGGGAACCAAGAATAGCTGTCACAAATATTACTGTGAAAAACCAAGGAACTTCACTTGCCGATGGGGACCGAGACCCAGATAGTTATGGTAATGAATTATATATAAGTATAACATTTTCTACTCCTGACAATATTAAAGAAACAGATACTTTAGTCTTACAATTGCCTATGGGAGCCCAATAATGGCTGATTTATGTTCATTTGAAATAATTCCAACAAAACAACTTGCCGTGCCGAACAGGACAACCCCTGTTTCTTTAAATTATACAAATCAAGATTTCTGGAGTTTGAAATCTCGTCTTGTTGCTTACATTCGTGAAAAGTTTGGCGATCAATTTAATGATTTTATTGAATCCAATCTGGCCATAATGTTGGTTGAAAACTGGGCATTTATTGGAGACATGCTTTCATTTAAAATTGACCAAATTGCAAATGAAATGTTCATTGATACAGTAACAGAACTTGATAATGCATTTAGATTATCCAAACTAGTTGGATTTCATCCACAACCTCCTATGGGGGCGAAAAGCATGTGGACAGGAAGAATCCAAAGTGTTCAAGACATTGATTTAATTATACCCTCTCCTTTAAACATAGAAATTACAAACAATGATCAGAGTTTAACAATAGAACTTTTCCCTGCCGATCAATATAATAGACCTATATTTGAAGAGGATATTATAATATCGGCTGGCAGCTTGGTAAATTCAAGCATAGTTGGTCTTGAGGGACAAACATTCAATGAGACAACATTCGGCAATGGCGAAATCAATCAAAGTTACTTGCTTAAATTTGGACCAGTAATTTACGATAGTGTTAGAGTTTACATCGATGGCCAAAGGTGGGAACAGGTTGATTATTTCACTGAAAGCGCACCAAGACCAGAATTTAGAGTTGAATATACTTCTAATTTTTCAGTCTTCATAATTTTTGGCAATAACAGGGCTGGTCTTTTGCCACCCGTAGGTTCAGCCATTTCAGTTGTTTACAGAGTTGGCGGTGGCACAGTTGGTAATATTGTTAGTAATTTTGTAAGCAGTGATATTATGATTCCAATTGATGGAAGAGGGTACAGTGTCCCGGTGAATTTTTCTAATTATACTAGGGGAATGTTTGGCAGCAATGGAGATAGCGTTGAAGATATTCGAAGGAAACTGCCAGCATATTTGAATTCACAAAACAGATGTGTCACCGGCATGGACTATAAGAATTTTGTTGATTTATTTAGCACTGGATATAATGGTGTTACAGGAAAATCTACCACAGTGGTAAGACATAGTGGTTGCTCTGCAAACCTTCTGGATATTTTTGTTTTGGTAAGAGATGGTGCAGACGGATTAACCAAGCCTAATTCTCAGTTTAAACAAGAATTGAAAAATACTTTGCAAGAAAGAAAAATGTTAACAGATAGCATCAACATCCTAGATGGAGAAGTCTTGTATGTAGATGTAAATTTACAAGTATTTATTAATAGACAATTCAGGACATTTGAATCAAATATTAATGAGAAAATCATGCGTGATTTGTCTATATTCTTTAATCTGCAAAATTGGGAGTATGGACAGACTCTAAGAGATATTGATTTACTTAAGGCTTTGGCGAATGTAGCAGAACCATATCAATATGAAATTAATTTTGTAACTGATGATCCAAACAACGGCGGCAAGTTGGTTTCAACAAAATTTTATCAGATCATAAGGACAAACAACTTAAATGTCAATTATACTTATACCGCATAATGGTGAGAAATGAAATTAGTCAGATACAATAAAAATCCAAAAGTAACGGACCAAATCCTGTTCGACTTTTACACACCAGACGCAAATAACTGTTTTTACGATGATCCTGCAACTATAGATACAATAAAAATATTTTTTATATCCAGAAGTCCCACAGAAATAAAAGATTTATTAACAGCAGACACTAGTTATGATGTAGATTTGCAAAGAAAATTTGATATCAAAAGTCAAGATTATTGCGATAATCCAAATAATCCAAACTATGAAAAAGCCAAACAGCAGGCATTAGATTTATTAAATGCCAGCAAAAAATCTTTTCCAACTTTTTATTCTCAAGCGACACCTGTATTTTGTGCTGGCGATGGTTGCATGACAAATGTTTGCATGAGTGTTGCTGCCTTAACAAGAATGCAGGCGGATTTGGATGAAGCGACTCATGGGTACACATTTTCAAATACACTTCTTACTTCGACCCAAGATGTCGAGATAATTTTTGGCATATCTTGTAATTCAGTCCCAATCAATCTTGTTGTAAATAATTCATCAGGAAATGTTGCAAAAATTACCGTTACAATAAATGGCACATCAACAAATTATACCGTCAACAGCAACGGACCAGCATCGTTTGACCAAACTTTCAGCATGGATGAAGGTGATGAAATAAGAATTACCAGAAATGTTATGGGAGCATCATGGGCTGCTAATACATTATCTGGATTTATAAAAATAGGCACTTGTAGCGACACGGATTGCATATCTGGATGGTATCAGCCGGTTTGGACTAGAGGGGAAGCGAATACATATAGTGTTATTAAAAAAATTGAAGATGATGTTGACTTTCCAAATGGACATTTCAGATTCATATGGACACCCGGCATAATTAAAGAAGGCGATTATTTTATTTGTTATACATATACCCCTAATTTGGGCGGGAGTTCTATAAGCAATTTTATTAAGTTTTATGTTGCGGCAAACATTCAAAACGAAGTGGCATCACCATCTCATGCAACGCCCATCGGAAAATATGATAAATTGATGGATGCCTATATCCCCGAAATGTACAAGACTACATACACGGAAAAGGATCAAAGTCCAGCAACCATAGCGAATTTAAATGCATCGGTCGCAAAAGGATTTACAGATATAGAAGATCAGGCTGCTAGAATAATAGACATCATGGATGCTAATTCGACTCCAGAACCTTACTTAACATACTTGGGCAATTTTTTCGGTCTTAAATTAAGGTCTACAGATATCACAAGATGGCGTGGTCAGATTATCACATCCGTTCCACAATTTAAAAGAAAAGGTACTTTAGCAGGATTGAAGCAGGCGTTGGGTCAAGCGGGAATCAAACTCAATAAATTCTATCAATATTGGCAGATAGGTACAGAAAATGCATGGACTGAAGGTTTCTTTTTTACTGGACAATATAGTTTCGATTTAGCCAAAATAAGCCTGCCGATTGGAGTTGATGTTCAAGCTGGTGTCAATATTTTCGAAATTTATATAAATCCAATAACCGATACTGGTTACGCTGGATATTCTCAGGAATCCTTATCTTATGTGAACATAACCACTACGGATGGGGTTAGCACGATGACTTGGGACTCTGTCAATAAGCCACTAGAGATAGGAACATACATAAAATTCACTTACCAAACAAAAACATTTAAATCTTCTTCAGAATACAATTTATATCTTTACTGGAAAGATTATTTGATATTACAAGACGATAGAAACGAATTAGAAGTAACCTATCCTCCAAAAAATTTCAACACAAGATTAATTACTGAAGATGATACGCTATTTAATATTTTTATTCCTGTAGCGAATCCGTTTCAGAATCCTGTAATATTTGGAAAAGTTAGGACAGTTTTTCCATATAGCGAAAATATTTATAACATGGATGAATACAATGGATCGCTAAGAGATAGCACCGATCCGCTTGATATGGACAAATCATATGTCGATAATTGTTCTGGTTATATTAGCAGTCATTTTGGTTTGGATGTTGAAATAGAGGATTTGTCTACATTCAGAGAAGCAGAGTGTCGGGAGGTGATATCAGATTATACTCCATACCATGCATATCTTCGAACATTATCTTTTGCAAATGTTACAGAAGAGTACATAGTGCCGCCCGTAGAAAGTATTGAATGCATAATTAATATTGATTATGCAGATTTGTTTATTGCTGGTTCTGGACAGAATGTTTTCACCAGAGACATATTAACAATTCCAAGTAATTTTAATTTTAGCACCAGAAGTCCCGAGCCGGTTATTGATTACAATATATTCAGAGATGATTTAGCAAGTTATGTTGGCATAGAAGATAGCGGCACTACAGATTTCTATAATGATAGCCTTGATGTGATTGTGGCAAGCAATACAATACAGACTAGTAGCGGTATAATATCAACAAATTTTGAAAGTATAGGTATTAGTCCCAAAACAGTAATCGCTGGCCCGCCTGTTTCACATGTTTATAATGCTTACATGAAAATTTTGCCTTCAGTTGGCACTTACGCCATAGAAAGTCCTTTCATAAATGGATTTAGTCTTAAGGCTGGGCAGATTTCTGAACCAGTTAATCTTTCAGATTTTTCATTTATAGTATTTAATAAAATTTGCGATGGGACATTTTCTGTAAGTGATGCAAGCTTTTACATGCTGCAAGATGATAGCGTAGATTTTTCCATGTATCAAATAACCACACAAGATCAAGTTGACAAGGGTCTTACCACAGGAGTTTGGAAAGTTACATTAACAAGTGGGACATACGATATTTACAAAATCAATAACAAAACAATATATCTTATAAATGATGGCACATTGGCAACAACTAATAGCACAAATGTTTCATATACTTTGAAAAATGCTGTTTCAACAACTATAAAATCCAGCACTTCTGGTCTGTATACCGTTCAGAAGATGGCTAAAATTTTGGCAACTGGAGGCTTGTGTGGTAATCTGCCTACTACCAGCGTAGCCAGCCCATCACCCAATATTTATTTTGATGATGGCACCAATCAATACAAATATCACAGCACAGTTGATGGTTTGCCATCTGGACAGACAGGAATAATAGTGAGTGGCATGACAGCATCATATGCTGGCTCATCTTTAAGTGGAACAATTTATAACAGACTTGTAGAGGAAACAGTTGGTAGATTTAAATTTTCTGGCATGAAAATATTAAGGCAAGCTGGCATGCCGCAATTTATTAAACCAGAAGACAGAATCACAAGAGATCAGCCAATCCCCGAAAATTTTATAGTCACATTGAATTTTGGCGGCTCAAATTACAACTATTTTCTTGATTTGCAAGATGATGAATATTCTCCTGCCACAAGCAATTATTTGCATTTGAAAGGTAGATTTACAAGTGCTGGTGTCACTACTCCGACAAATACAACATATACCATGAACGAATATGCTCCCAATAATAAAGTATATGTAAGAGCTAGTACCGCAAGTGGTTATGATTTTAAGCTTGGTGATTATACAGTAAATTTTGGCAATCTCGGAGTGAAGAGCGTTCAGGATGTTAAAAGAGGTCTGGCAACTAATCCATTCAAGATAAAAGTTAAAAATATTGCATATAGAATATTGAAATTTTTAAATAATGAATTGTATTTGGAAGATAAGAATTCATTGCCAGTAGAATCAATAACTAATTTGGAATACACAATTTTAAATGGAATAGATCAAGAAGTTGCGACTAGTAAAAATGGCAAATATGAAGCAATGAAAATTCCCCAATATGTTTATTATATAGATAGAAGTGGTCAAGACAACATGCAAAGCGACACAGGCAACACAGGTTTCCCGTTCTATCTTGATGCAAAAGCACTTACGCAGCAAGATGGCAGTAAATCAGATGGACCAACTAGTACAGTTGTTGCCGACGATTCTGTTTCGTATACAATTAAGTATAAAGATGGCAGCGAAGAAAAGAGAGATATAAAATGAAATTAGAAAATTGCGTTGAAACAAAAGGTCATGTTACTTGTAATATAAAATATAAAAATGGCAAAATTTGCACTTGGGAATTCCCAAACACAGTTGTTGTCACAGGGAGGCAAGCCTTAGCCAATGCCTTGACAAACAGTCTTGGCAATGGCAGCACAAGCATTTATGTTCAATACATGAATTTTGGCACTAATGGTGTTGATACTAGTTTAGTGCCTAAAGTTGTTGCGCCTGACCAAAATAGTCTTTTTGGTTCTGCTCCTGTGGCTACAAAGCCAGTCATTAGTTCAACTGATGCCGGATCGCCAACACAAGCAATTTTTAGCAGCACTCTTTTGTATAATGATGCCGTTGGCACAGCTTTGAGTTGCATGGGATTAATGATGGCAAATGGAAATTATTATTCCATAGTTAGCTTTCCTGTTTTGACAAAGACAAGTGCCATGGAAGTTAATTTTGTTTGGAGAATAAACTTTATCTAGGATACCCAATTATGCCAGACCTTTCATCTTTACCAATACCAAGATATAGCCCAAATGATCCTTATTATTATGCTTACGATAATAAGCCTTTGGATGCGATTGAGCAAATAACTAATCTAATTAATTCTCAGGTTAATATAAACACCCAGACTATTTTGAGTGCTGGGGGTTCTTTTACTCTGCCTCAAAGGTTGAATGTTTCTCTGTATGATAACGGTACTTTAAAAGCATCCGCATTAAATAATGCGTTGCATAATATTGGTTATCATGCGGACGGTCAGGGACCGGATGCTATTGATTATGTGAGAATGAAAAAGTCCGAACGAGACAAGTTAACTTTAGTGGCTGCAAGTGCTACAGATGTGGCAATAAGTGTTTTTAATGACACAACACAACAAAATGTTGCAATTGGTTCTGGAGTTATGCAAATAAATCCAAGCTCAACAATCATATGGAAAGTTGTTGGAACAACTGTTACAGCCGAAGTAACAACATCATTATCTAATAGTCATCAACATTACGATAACACAGTTCCTCTTAGCGCAAGTCTTACTCCAGATTACAGAACATATCTTGTAAATGGACCTGCTTTTATAGCTGGTAGTTTGAAAATTTACATCAATGGATTAAGAATATTTCCTTCCCCAAATTCAATTTATGTACCTTCATCTGATCCAAGCTTGCCTTGGTCTTTAAATTCATTCGTGGAAAATGGAACTACAGGCTTCGTATTGACAAACCCAATCACTCAAGACGATATAATTATGGTAGATTTTACAGTTTCTTTGAGTTAGGTAATTAATAATGCTTTATGACAGCAAAAAGTTGGATACAACTTTGGCAATTATTTCATTAAATGCATATTTTTACGATATTCAAAAAACAATTAATTCTAGTGCTTTTTTAACATACGAGTGCAAAAAAATTGCAATAATTCCTTTTGAAACACAGTTAGAGCAATCAATTGATTGCCAAGTTTTAAATGGCGGTTATTGCATTACCAGCATGTTGGATTCTGCAATCAAAAATGCAGAAACCGAATGGATTTTGGTTGTATTTGCTGGGGCAAATTTGCAAAAAGGACTTGATATTAAGTATTCTAGATATATCAACACATATAAAGATGTTTTGTTTCCCGTAGCAAATAGGATTTGGAATTTCCCAGAAGGGAGCATGAACGGAATTTTTATTAATAAAAATTTTCACAAAGAAGTTGGTGATTTTGGCAAAGGTAATGATTTACAAATTACTAAATTAATTTGGGCCGCAAAAGCAATTGAAAAAGGCGGGAAATTTAAAGCAATTGTTGGAGTAAAGAATTTATGAATGTCGAAGAAAAATTATTGGATATTTGCAAAAACAATAGAATACCATCTTGTCATTCTAATTTTCAAATAGTGAATTTTATTATTGGCAAAGAAACCTCTGTTGTTGGCAAACAATGGCAATGTTTAAGAGAATTACAAAGCCGACGAGATAATCTTGAGCTTTTAAATTTAGAATTAGATGAAGTTGAAGACAATATTCAATTAGCAACCATAGAATTATCCAGATTAAATTCCAAATTAAAAAAGCCAATCGAAAACGAATTCAAACATAAAAAATTAAGTATTTTTGTTAGGAAGCAAGAAAGAAAACTTAAAAAATTAAAAAAAGGAAAATCTGATTTAATTCAAAAAAAACAGGATTTAGAAACTGAATCTCAAATGTTTATTGAAATATTTGAGGCTTTAGTCAAAGAAAATGGATTTGTAGATTTCAATAATCCAGCAGCACAATTAGAATACTGGAATAAAAAATTTGAAACTGAAATAAATCTTTCACAAGTTCTGGGTCTATCGGTTAGTCCAGAACTTATTAAGAGCGTAATGGCTTTGCCGGAAGTATCTAAA